GGCTCCATAAGAATAACTGGTATAAGTATCAGATCCAACTGTTTCAGTTCCTGTGGCATTCCAATGTATAGTTTTCACTACATCATTTAAACTACCTTCTGTTGGAGCACTATCCATAGCGACAATGCCCCAAGTCTTTGTGACAGCCATTATTCAATACAATTAGATATTTATTAATATTTTATTTCATCTAAACTTCGTCTTTTTTCTCTGCCTTGAATACTAATAACTTTTCTCCTTTCTTCATACCTTTTAATTCTGGATGGCTTGTAAAAGTAGGTTTAGTATCTTGTTTAAATACTTCACTCATAGACCGCCACATAAAAGCAAAAGCTGCTCCTAATGTAGCTGCAAAACAGATAAGGTATATAAGAATGACTATGGACATTAGCTAGAAGGTTTATCTGCAATCAGTTTAGCTTTCCATGCATTTTTTATGTCTGTAGTCCACGCAGCGTTACAAATAGCTTTAACTTCATCTGCGATTGCAGTTGTACCATCAGGCTCTTTATCTAATGGATTATCAACTAAATTATCCGACTCATCAAGTGTGCCTGGATGTAATACAAATCTCTCAAAAGACCTTGTGAGTTCTGTGCCATCTTTTTTAATGACTGTTGCTTTACGGACTTGCACCGCTTTATATAAGCCGACAACTTCTATCTTGTCATATTCAATTGACTCTGTGAGTGCCATTAGGGTTAATCTCCGATTAAAACAGGTTTAGACACTATTTATTTTAAAATTAGTAAATTTACAGACTTAGCTTCGGTCTAAGCATCTGTTCTATAAGTAAACATGTAATGAATCTCAGTGTTTGTTTGTAAAGCTAATGAAGAATTTACAGCATCTTGTGCATCATCTGCTTTTATAGCTTCAATTCTTCCGTTATCACTATCAGCGAATAATCTTCCAATAAAACTATAGGGTTTATCTCCATCCATGTTTGTTAATCCAGTAGAACTCATGTTTTTCAACAGTACTGGAAAAGGATGGCCAACACCAGAAGATGAATTATGAACTGGGAAAGGAAGATTAGTAAACTGAATAGCATTACTTGATGATTGACCACTAACACTAGATACTTTTCCACCTCCTATGACAGTTACCATTTGACCAACTTTTACATATAAACCAACACGACCACTCATTGTCATATTACCCTGTCCTTCTACATTAAAATGAGCCGTGTAAGTTCCTTCTTCATAGTCGTCAAGTGCGTTTTCTGCTGCGGTGTCTCCATTAAAGGTTATGCCTCCACTAGGAAGAATGCGAAGTCTTTCATCAGGTGATGCAGAACCATTTCCACTTGTTTTGAATATGATGGCAGTTGGCATGTCAGTTTCTGAATCAACTGCACCATCCACCCTAGCCTCAATTGTGGCACCTTGATCATAAGTATTACCATTAGAATTGTATCCCCTGAAATCAATCCTTCCTAAACTATCATCATCTGCTACGATAGTATTACTTCCAATTGAAGCATTCTTACTTCTGTAGAACGATAATCGACCACCATTATTTGCATTTGTAGAATATGAATTGATATCTATCGCATCACCACCAGCAGTAGAGACTTGTAAATTTCCAGAATGTAAGCTAGCGTTATGTGCAATTAGCACTTTTCCAGACGTATCTATACGCATTCGCTCTAATTCTGTAGCAGCATTATCAGTACAAAATCTAAATCCTCCTTGAGTAGCCCCAGTATTATCGCTTGATAAAAGTTTTATAAATTGAGCTTCAGCATCAACTCTAAAAGAATAGCCACTATTAGCACCTTTAATTTCAAGCTTATCTCTAGGACTTGTTGTACCTATACCTACGTTCTGAGAAGTATCAATAGTAAGTGCTGTATTACTTCCATTTGTTTGTAGAGCTAATCCTCCACTATTTTGAAGTATTAAATTACCTGTCGCATCACCACCATGTCCTACAAAAGCCGTTCTTGTTTCTGGACCTGTTATTGTTTGTTTAAAACTTATTAAGTTTCCTTGATTTAAAGTATTTTGTTCAAATAAAGCAAGGACATTATCAGAAGCGTCTTGATAAACATGGAGCTTTTCAGTAGGACTTGTTGTACCTATACCTACGTTGCCAGACGAATCTATTATTAAACGCGTATGAAAAGAACCGTCAAATCCTTGTATTTGAAAACCAGTACCACCATCTGCTACTAATAATCTATACGTATCATTATTGTCATCTCCTTCATCTGCTCTAAGACGTATTTGGGCGTCACCACCTTCAATACCAGTAACTGTTACACCTTTTTGTACTGTTATGCCATCCCCGGTAGTCTCAAACATCTTACTACCGTTCTCATAGAGCTCAACTCCTCCATTTTTTATAAATTTTGCCGATAATTCTTTAGTTTCATTAGCTACATTTTCGTTTAAATTAATTTCTACATTACCAGCAGAATTACCTGAATTTATCTGTAAATCACCTTGCTTACTTCTAATTACACTGTTATTCTTGCCTGTTCTGCCATCATGAAACAATTGCAAATCCGAATTGTTTCCCATTTTAATTCTGTTTTCAGTACCAGAACTAGAATCAGCAGCGAGTGTATCATCAAAAAATGTAAGGGTGCTTCTAAAAATTGCTGAGCCGTCCACGTCAAGTTTTGCCTGTGGATTTGATTTCGCAATACCTACATCTCCACCATTCGTTATGGTCATTCTGAAAGTAGCATTCGTGAAGAAATCTAGATCTTTATCTTCTCTTTGATCTATATTTGCTGTGCCATCACCTCCTACTTTAAACTGAAATCCCTGACTATCATTTGAAGTTCCTGTTGCATCATTAGTTAGCATTAAACCAACTGTTGTTGATTCTGTTCCTTCATGGATATGTAAATGTCTTTTAGGGGTCGTTGTACCTATACCTACGTTTCCTGTATCTAAAAGCGTAGCTTTAATTCCACCACCTGTACGGAATATTAAATCGTTTGTAGACTCTATTGTTCCATCAGTACCATCATGAGAAAACTCTAATTTATTATCTGCGTTTGTTCCTATTCTTTGCATTCTAAGAACAGCTCCATCAGTAGCATCTAAATGAAGCAGTGTAGCTGGACTTGCTGTACCTATACCAACCCGATCATTAGTAGAGTCAACCTTTAAGGTAGAAGTATCAACAACTAAGTTTCCAGTAATATCTACATTCCCACTTGATACTATATTTCCAGTTGCTGTAATATTTGTGGTTGCAGTTATAGCACCAGTAACGTCAATGCCTGCATCAAAATCATGGTGTTTAACAGAACGAAGAGTAGTAGAAGAAGCAGTAAATAAGTTGGCAGTATTGGTAAGATCTTGCAACCTGAACTGACCTGCATTACATAAAATACCAAAATCAGGATCTTGATCGTTCTCAGTAAAGGTAATCGATGGATTAGCAGAAGTAATTGTAAAATTAGCAGAACCTAAAGTTCCTGTTGTAACTATATTCTGCGATCCAAAATCAGGACTTATCTTTGTACCAGCTATCGCTGCACTATCATTTATATCGGCATTGACGATAGTTCCGTCGAGTACCTTAATACTCGTAACACTATCGCTATTGAGCATAGCGGTGTTAACACTAAAATCTTGTACTATGTTTCCGATATAAGGCATGGTTAGATACTGGTATCTTGAGGATTTAACATATATGAAACGGTTATATCTATCGAGCTCGCTGCACTTGCATAAGCTTTGATAACATCATTAGGTTCGATGATCAGCTTATTCCCGGTCATAAACTCTAAGGCAGACTTAGACGGTATCTCTCCAGAAGTAATTAGACGAGCAGCGGTGCCAGCAACCCCTCCTTTAAATAGAGTTACGGTTACATTCTGTGAGTTAACGTTCTTATTAGAAGCTAAGATACTTAATATGACTCCGTAAGTATCTGCAGGGACTCCACTCGAATTTGTAGAACCTGTAATTATCGCTTGTTGTGAAGCAACTGTGGAATTATTAGTAACATCAGCTCTACAAACTGAGATGAAACGAGCCATTTATCTATAAAACCTAATCAATATTTCTTCTATTTTATGAGGGGTTAACCTAGAGCAATTGCAAATACAATTGCACTGTCCTCAGCAAAGGTCTGAGTAGCTACTGTATCTCCACTCATTTTGATAGTTCCACCTGTGATTGTGGTACCTGTAATGTTTGTGGCAGTTGCATTTGTAAATAAAGCATGAGTACCAGTTACTGTGGTACCTGTGATATTTGTCGCCGTCGCATTGGTGAATAAGGCACTGGTTCCTGTGACTGTAGTGCCCGTAATGTTGGTAGCAGTTGCATTTGTAAATAATGCACTGGTTCCTGTGACTGTAGTACCAGTGATATTAGTAGCTGTTGCGTTTGTAAATAGAGCATGAGTACCTGTGACTGTTACACCAGATATAGTTGCTCCTTTACCTTCAATCGTTCCTGTGACTGTTAAATCACCACCAACAGCTAGATCGTCAGTTATAGCTATATCATCAGTAACATTAAGGTCTACTGCATTTACTGTGGTGAAGTTTGCAGTCGTACCAGTGACTGTAGTACCAGTGATGTTAGTAGCAGTTGCATTTGTAAATAATGCACTGGTTCCTGTGACTGTAGTACCAGTGATGTTGGTAGCAGTTGCGTTAGTGAATAAGGCATTTGTGCCGGTAACTGTAGTTCCAGTAATATTGGTCGCTGTGATATTGGTAATATTTCCTGTTGTTGCAGCTACTGTAGTTACATGGACTGTTCTCCAGGTCTTAGCACTACTTCCTAAATCACGATTATTTGCTGTCGCATCAGGGAGAATTGCAGAATCTACAACAGCAGTAAAGGTGACTGTATCACTATCTGCATTACCTATATCTGTATTACCTAGTAATGAAGTAGTACCAGTAACTGTTAGATCTCCTCCGATAGCAGCATCATCTGTTACATCGAGATCATCAGAAACATTTAAATCAACTGCATTAACTGTGGTGAAGTTAGCTGTAGCACCTGTGACTGTAGTACCAGTGATGTTGGTTGCAGTTGCGTTAGTAAATAAAGCAGAGGTACCTGTTACTGTTGCACCTGAAACTGTAGTAGTACCAACGACAGTAACACCTGTTATCAATGGTGATAGTATTTTGGTTCCACCTGTTATTATTGCTCCTGATATAGTTCCTTTACCCTCGATAGTTCCTGTTACAGTTGCATCTCCACCAATAGTTACGTCATCTGCAACTATAAAATCATCTTGTACTGTAAAGTCCTGAGCAGTGACATTGGTAAATTGTCCTGTATCACCAGATATAGTAGCTCCACTGACTAAAGTAGTTCCTATTACATTTACACCTGTGACATTTGTAGATTTTACATTTGTCCCTGTAATCGTAGTACCAGTAATATTGGTCGCTGTTGCATTTGTAAATAAAGCCGAAGTACCAGTGATTGTAGTACCAGTGATATTAGTAGCTGTTGCGTTTGTAAATAGAGCTGAGGTACCAGTGACTGTGGCTCCTGAAACTGTGGTGGTACCAACAACGGTTGCACCTGTTATCAATGGAGATAAGATCTTAGTTCCACCAGTTATTATTGCTCCTGATACAGTTCCTTTACCCTCTACAGTTCCAGTAACGGTTAGATCTCCACCTACTCCTAAGTCATCAGTTATTTCCAGATCATCAGTAACATTGAGGTCAACAGCATTGACTGTAGTGAAATTAGCTGTCGTACCAGTTACTGTGGTACCTGTGATATTTGTCGCCGTCGCATTGGTGAATAAAGCAGAAGTACCTGTTACCGTGACACCACTAAGAAGAGTACTGAATTTACCAGTGACAGAGTTTATTGTTGTACCTGTAAAGGTTACTGCCTTGACAGTAGAACCCTCGATAGCTCCACCAGTTATGTTGGTACCACTGATAGTTCCAGAGACTGTCGCATTATTCTGAACTAATACTCCACTTACAGTTAACAGATCAGTTACCGCTAATCCTGCAATACTCGTTGAACCAGATACCGTTAAGTCATTTTGAATTACCGTACTTCCGCTGATAGTACCACCTGTCCTAGGTAAATAATGAATATTTAAATACGCTTTTGTACCAGATATTGTTAACTTTTTATTCTTTAATCCTGGATCAGGCTCAGATACATTTACAACCGTTAATAGATCATCTTCTGCTAATTGAAGACCTGCCTGTTCCTGTAACTCGCTAATTCTACGATTCGCCACGACCTATAAATATGCATGCTTATTTAACAATTATAGGTCCAGTATTCTAGGGCTTATTTAACATTTATCTCCAGTCTTGGTAAAAAGTCGTTAACAACATTCCAAGTAAATTGCACTCCGGTAACTAAACCACAAGATAAAGCTAAAATAACAACAATTTCTGCAATTGTTAGATTCCTTCTAACATAAATTACTTGAGGTTGAGGTGGCGAAATAGGTGCATTTTGAGCTAAAGTTTGTTGTATAGCCAGGTTCCTCGCACGAACCTTCATTTCCTCTAATTGTTCGGGTGTAATCTGTGGATTAACTGGTGGTTGACTAGGTGGTACTTGTTCTTCCATCACTGAAAAACTATTTATCTTTACATTAGCATCTAATCGACAGGAGTGGTATTATGAGACCAGGAATACGTAAGGGTTTGGAAGATATAGCATGGGAATTAAAGGGCATAAAAAATATTTTAGCGTCTATTTGGCATAGTCGTTATGAAAACAATTCCACAGATGTTTTAAACCCTCAAGCATTTGCTGATGAATATATAAGCACCGAAGAATGCTCTCGTAGACTGGGAGTTTCAGATCAGACACTTCGTAATTGGATGGCTTTAGGTAAAAAGAATCCAGAGAAAGGTTGGGTCGAAGGTATACATTATGTCAACGCTTCTCCTGACTCAGGTAGAAAAGCATTGATAAGAATACCTTGGAATCAATTAGTACAATCTTTTGCAAAGAATAGAGACTTTAATTCACAAGATTATCGTAAAAAAGCGTCTCCTATGTATATAACAACTAGCTCTGGTAAATTAACATGATAGCTCATCGATTTACTAACATCGATATAACAGAAGTTACTATAAAAAACTATAAACAAACATTATCTGAATCTTTACAATTACAAGTGGAAATGTTTATACCTCCAGAGGGATCATTTGATGATGGTTGTTTGAAAAGATACCTAGAAAATGTAAAAACTTATGAGGAAGAAGATGCTAATTCTAATATGACTTTAGCGAACAGATTACGAATTGCTTTCCAAGATATGAACCCAGATACTATTTGCGGTAAGTTTCCTCAGGCTGAATTACCTTTAAAGAGACGATTACGTTGTGTAGCTGAATATTTAATTAGGTCAGGAGAGTTTAATAAAGTAAGAGATAAGGATGGCAAATTAGTAAAAAAGCGTGGTATTTTAGGAAAAATGGTTGTTCTTTATCAACCGATGCCTAAATTACTTGAATCACTTACCAGACAAGGACTGTTAAAAAAATGAATAGAAGAGAACGCCTAATTGCTTCAGTCATCGGGGAAGACATGGACCCCCAGAAGGCTGCTTTCCTAGAAACTACAATCAAATTTATACTTGCAGATCAAGGTGAACAGTATGTAAAGTACTGGAACCTCAAAGGACCTGGGGTAATGAGATTGAATGCAACACAGAAAACAGACGCTTGGTGCTCTTTAGAAGACTTAAGAGACGATATCAGGTTATGTGAGACTGTAAATAATGACGATCTAAGTGAAAGCTTGAAGAGAATATTAAATAGAGCAGAACAAATAGATCCTAAAAAGATGGCTGGCTACATGATATTAGATAAGAACGGGATCAGATATGTAGAGATTGATTATGAAAACTACGATAGAGCAGATACTGCTCCTTGTTCTGTTGATTAATGCCTATACATGATGTCACCAAAAGGAGAGAAGACCTAGAATTAATTACTAATTATGACTTAATTGCATCTGCTCATGCTCTCTTAGAAGGTGTCGAATTAGATGTAGCAAGTTCTAAAGTAGCGAACACATATGTAGAGGCTGATAGTTACTTTACTCCCAGTGATGATGGTCTTAATTGTCAACAATGGTATGGAAATGTATACCTCTTTCCTCCAAGTGGTGCATATTTTTGGGATAAGAAAAATGATAAATGGAAGATGACCCGTGCATCATCTCCGAGTTTAACTTCTTCTCATGCTGTATGGTTCCGTAAACTGTACACATCATGGTTAGCAAAAGAAGTAAAACAAGGACTCTATTTTACAAATTGTCCGGACATGATTAGATATGAACAAAAGATATTTGACTTCCCTATTTGTATATTAAAGACAGCTCCTACATTGTTAAAAAATACAAGCAAAGGTGTGAGTTCGCATAAAACTTGTACTTCGTTTCTTGTATATCTCCCACCAATACAGGACTCTACAAAAATGATAGAAAAGTTCATAGATATTTATGGTGAAAAAGGTAGACTCCTTTGTTAGATTAGATATACTCGAAGAACACAAAAGAAGACCATGAGTATTTTATCTGACTGGGAAATTAAACATCTTGTTGAAAAAGAAAACATGATAGAACCCTTTGTAGCAAAGGAAGTTAAGGAAGTAAATGGTAAGAAAACTCTCAGTTATGGTTTAAACTCTTATGGATATGATATTAGATTGTCCGAAGAGAAATGTTTACTCTTTGGAGGTACACAAACAGGCATGTGTGACCCTAAAGATTTTGACGCTGATATATTGAAATCTACCGTACTAAATGAAGATGAAAGAGGTAAATACTTCATATTACCGCCTTATGGATACTGCTTATGTAGAGCAGAAGAAAAATTAAAATTACCTAAAGATGTAACTGTGGTTGCTGTTGGAAAATCCAGCTATGCGAGATCAGGAATATTCTGTAATATCACTCCAGCTGAAAGCGGATGGGAAGGTTATTTAACATTACAGATCAGTAATTGTACCTCCTTATTTAATAGAATCTATGCCAATGAAGGCATCACTCAATTGTTATTTTATAGAGGTAATCCTTGTGATATAGATTATCCAGAAAGGAAAAGGAAGGGTATAAATAAGCCAGTAGGAGTTTAACTGCCCATATTCATATAATTAGCATCTGTATTTAGAAGTAACTGAAAAGGATTTTTCTTTATCATCTCAGTTCTTTCTTTAACTTCGGGGATACTTCCCATGTAAGGTCTATCTTGATACTGTGTGTGATTAAACTGTCCTGATCGAAGATCATTTATATAATTCCCTATTGCCTCAGGAATCTTGATAGTTTTCCTTGATGGAAGTAAATTACCATTTCCTGTAGCGGGGTCTATGGTAGGCAAAGTAAATGATAAATGTCTAAACCTGCTTAAAAACTCTTGAGGATTCATATTACTTATAAATAGAAAGCTTTACCAAACTGTGGCTTAGGTTTAGTTGCATACTCTGTAGCTCCTGCACCTGGTCCTCCAAAGTTACGTCCTCTGAGGCTTGGTAGTTCTGTGCCACCTAGATCTGCTTTACCTACTGGTATACGCCCTCCTAGAGATGGTTCATCAAAACCAGAGCGTTGTCTAAAGGAACCAGCTGCTTTTGCTGCTTTGAAGAATCTTTTTACTCTGCCTTGTTCGTCATTTATATCTTCTACATCACCACGTTTATCTATATCAATACGACGTAAGTCCACATCATATCCCTGCTCAGGATTTAAATCAGATACCTCTGATCCAGAAGTACCTGAATCTTGCCTAGGGTCGTAAGTAGAATCGTAGAATCTTGCCATGATACCATTGTAAGAGAAAGAAATCATATCTCATATAGTCATGCTTGGTGCAACAGGTTTTTTAAATGATTTCGTCAAAGACGAGGTTAAATGCAGAGGTTTATCTGTAGAAGATTTTGGTGCTGAAATAGATAATGAAAAAAATGATATTCCTTTGTATGATATGTATAACCGAGGTTTAGCAGTATGCGAAGAAGGAATGGAGAGGAAAAACTTACAACTGGAAGGAAAGCGTCCGGGTTTGACAGGATACATCCCATCAATGGAGGAGGGAATGGAGAGTTACCCAGCAGTTTCAGTCAGACCGAGAACCCTTTTAATGGCCTTAGGCTCTCCGAATTCGAAAACAGGGAAGTAAATAAACCAATGGAAGAATGCACTGACGGCTTTTGTCCGATGCCTACTGCTGCACCAGTAGATAATAATTTACACTTCTTCGATCCAGTAGAGAAACCTATTCATTATGCAGCAAGTTCTGTAGAGTGTATAGATGCGATAGAAGCCCAGCTGACACCAGAAGAGTTCCGTGGTTATTTAAAAGGTAACGTAGCTAAGTATATGTGGCGTGAACGTCAGAAAGGAGGGGTAGAATCCTTAAAGAAAGCTAAGTGGTATTTATCTAGACTAATAGGATTAAATAGCTAAAGGCTCATCATCTTCATCATCTTCATCGTCTGTAAACTCTTTAGTTTTAGACAATAAATCTAATAACTCGATATCCGTTGGAACATCGAAATCAATATCAACATTTTCTTCTGCCATAAGAGACTTCAGAGCATGCCATTCCATTAGACGCTGGTGATATAGGCTCAACAAAGCTAGGTAAAGCTGATCCCAGGTCATCTCGGTGGCTCTCATCTCAGCTTTCCGCATGGAAAACTGTAGCTCTAACGGAAGTTGAAATGCTTTTGGCTCAACTGAATTTTCCATTAGTTGTTACTATTTTCTAATCTTATTCTACGCCTATCTATCAAAATCACCATAGGTAAGTTCGTAATATGTGTCGTTTTCTACAGGAATGTCTACATTTTTGACTTCAACGGCAAAAGTATTCATAAATTCAGTAAGAATATAAGGGTTCATTCTTTTCTCTAAATTAACTAAAGCTTGTATCTGATTAGGATGTCCAGAATACTCTTTGACAGCAGTTAGAAGAATATTAGGTAAAGAGGCTACATTAGTATCCAGTTCTGATAAAAAGAGATTAGTTTCTTCTTGTCTTCTATGTAATAAAGGTCCTAACGCTTTATGATTAGCATCAAATATCCAGCGATTCATTTCATCTACAGCTGCATGATATTTAGAGGCATCAACATAATCAATCACACTGCTGTATAAAAAAGCTTCCCAGCCTATCGAATGTATAAAAGAAATCAACGCTTCTCGCATTGCACTATCTATATCTAGGTGTAACTTATCTAATTCAGTATCAATAACATATATCTCATTGTTTAAAAACTCTAAAGCTTTCTGTTTAGTTACACGATGTCCTGCTTTTACCGGAGAACCATCTGGATAAAACTGACTTCCATAACCGAAAGTGTAGGGATGCCCTCCAGTGACTGGGTCCGCAGTAGCTTTTTCTTTATATCCTTCGTACCTACAAATAATGTCAATGGCTTTGGAAAAACCGTGCATAATAGTAATCACTTCCTACTATTAATCATACACAATTTTATTTACCATTTCACCTTATGAGACCAATATCTAGCTGAGAATATATCTGGTTTTGAATCTTGTGCATTATGTCTGGCATAGTAAGACTTCTTACGAGCTTTTTCTTTCGCTGTTTTAGGATTTTTACCGGCTCCTTTTACGCCTTGTTGTCCAAATCTTATAATCTTTTCTTTACCACCTTTACACGCTTTTACTACATGTGACTTTGTAGGATGGCTAGGAGTTTTCTTAGCTTTATTGCAGGCCAATTTATCCTTAGCTATCTTTGCTGCACTTGCTGCTTTTCTACGTTTATCAGACATGTGTAAAGTTAGAAGAAACTACCGAAACTCTTGGTGTATTCACTTAATATCTCTTGACCTGATTTGGTCTTTTTGTACTTACCAAAGACGCTGTCATCGTCATCATCGTCATCAGCAAATAATCTAAATGAATCAACCCCACTTACATCGTCCTCTTCATCAGTATCTTCCTTAGTAGTGCCCCCAAATAAATCTGAGTCTCCTCCGGTTAACTGACTAATACCAGCGAACGCTGCAAAAGGATCGGATCTGTAATCTGATCCAAAACCCTCTAATGTTATTTTCCCATCCTTAGACCCAGCTTGAGACAATATAGCTTGGGATGATGGGTCTAAATCAGGAAATACATTCTCATAAAACTCATCTTCCGTTCCTTCATATCCTGCATCTTGGAATATTTTATACAGTTGAGTATCTCCTTTTAATCTATCAGCAGGTTTATAATCTTCTTCTCTAGCAATATATTCAACGCCTAATAAATATTGATCGGGTTTCTTTCTCTTCTCATTCAAAAATTTAATTTGTGCTCTTATATCTTCAGCTGATCCTGTCCGCAAGGTGCTAGTTATATACTCCTTTAAATCATCTAAACTACCTTGAAAATCATCTAATCCTAGTTCTCTTAAAGCTTCACTCCAACTTTCAGGTTCATTAGGATCTAATCCCTCTAACATGTCATCGGCAAACTCCTCTGGTCTAATAAAATTACCGAATACTGTTTTGGTATTTTGAACTTCGCTTTCTAAAGCAGGTAGTATGTTGTCATATAAAAGACTTTTGACTTTGTCATAATTAATGATATCTTCTGCTCCATCAAACTTGTAATCAGGTAATTTACCTTTTATTTGGTAATGTAAACGAGCAAACTGATCTTGATTATTTATATCTACTCCATACCTATATGCCTGTGCTTTCCAGGTGGTGTTATAGCCTAAGCCTTCTATCTGTGCATCAGGATTATCTCTCGCCTGATCCCAGTCAGAAGAAATTGTATCTCTCTGTGTTATATATTTTTCATTTTCTTCACTTCCTTCACTAACAGTAGGGTCGAAGTAGAAAGAAGAATTAAAACCTCTCTTGCCCCCTGCATCAATAGCATCTTGTCTTATTTGATCTAAGAAAGTTCTTGCTCTTCTGTTTCCTATTTCATTCAATGCATTTAACAAACTCTGTGTCTGAAACGGGTTCTGTTCTTCCTGTCTAACATCTAAATAATCCACAAACTCATTCATAGAACGTGATTCATCAAATCTAGGTTTTAAATAATCATTTATATAAGATTCTGCAAACTCTTTCTGTATCTGTACATTATCTTCTGCTTCTTCGATTGAAAAACCTAAATCAAGATCATTTTGATATTTTTCTTTAATACTATTATCAAACCATTCTTGCCAGTTGTATACGACCTCATTTCTAACGCCTGTGACGCCTTTAAGTTGTTGCTCTAGGGATTCTTTATCAAACCCTCCAGAACCACCTGCAAAAGGCAAATAACCCCCTATGCCAGTATCATTTAGCAAAGAATCAGTCAGAGTTGTATTAATATCGAATATTTCACTAAATGTTCCGAACCCCGACAACATATCTAATTCTTGTTCTTTTATTTTAGCTTTCCTCAGTTCATCCATAGAGTCCTTAAGAATGTTTTGATTTAAAGCTGCAAATTTCTTTGTATCAGTTAAACCTTGAGCACCTATTGAACCAGTGATAGCGTCTTCTAGTTCGGTTATTCCTGTAGCAGTACCACTCTCTAAACTGTAATCAAAACTGATCTGTTTATCTTCAGGTCTTTTAGATAAACGAAATAATGCTGCAAATTCATCTGCTTTATTTACATCTAAGAAATATTCCTTTCCAAGATTTATAAAATAATTATCTCTACCTTCCTGACTAGCTTGTTTTGCTTCTTCCCAAAGGGAGGCAATCTCTGGTACATTTAAAAATCTTTCAGTCTGATTATCTCCTATGCCTAGCTGTTGATCTCTAATGAAAGCTAGTTCTGTATCTGTTTGATTCTCCCAGCCTCCTTCAGCGAATTCTGGAGACTCTTCTAAATAATCTCTGGCACGAGCTAGTATCTCAGCTTTGTTTCCCCGTTTACCTTCTGCTTTACCCTGATTAGTGTAATGCCACCAGTAATAATTTTCCTTCCCGTAGCCTTCAGTTACATCTATATCATCATCATCTTCATACTCTTTATATTTATTTTTGACATTTTCATAAGTAGTTCCGTAGTAAGACGGATCAAAGTCACCAAAATCAGGTTTAGTTCCTAAACGAGAATCCCATACTTGAAGTTTTTTATCTCTATAAAAAGCTTTAAACTGTTCTTCTATCGCTGCCTTTGTATCCTCGTCAGCATCGGAAGTTCTAAGTTCATTTCTTTTAGTGGCATATTCTCCAGATTGTGTTGTCTTAGCTGTGGTAACAGCATCAACATATGCTTTATTTTTTTTCTTGTTATTTTCATTTAAAACTGCATTATCTGCGTTTAATTGCCTGTTACCCTCATTCATCTCTCGACCTCGTTCATTTGCTTCTCTATTTGCTTGATTCCTAGCTCTGTTGGCATTATTTACATCATGAGTAGGCCAACCACATGTTCTCCAGGGTCCCCAGCCTCTACAATGAGTTACGTTCGTTGGGTAATCAGTTCTGCGGTCTGTTTGATAATCTGTTCTGTGGTCCGTCTTATGATCCGTCTTTTCTTCACCTATCTTAAAAACATTTGGATCATCAGGGTCATAAATTATACCAGGTGATCCTTTAGTAAATGTTACTCCCGTAGTATTATCAGCTATCTCTTCTTCTTCAGGTTCAGTTAGAGAAGGGTCTCCCGTTAAAGGAACACCACTATCATCATAAGTATCTCCTCTATTAATTGCATTCTGATAAGCCGAAATTGCAGCTTCAAACTCTGCAATCTCTCTTTCTGCCCGTTCTGCTGCCTCCCGAGGCATGTACTCCCACTCTTCTTCCACAGGATAAAACCAACTAGGAAGATCTATCTCTCCTGCACTATATCTCGCAAGATCAAAATCTCTTAGTGCACCAATCGTGACTATACGTGAAGCCATTTATATGAATCCGCCTTTTACTATCTTCTCATGCACTAACAGCATCTTTATATTGATTATAAGTAGGTATGCAAATAACTTCAGATAAATCTTGCTGAGTCCATTCCACTAATTTAACAAGTTTTAAATCATCAAAAAAGTCTTGTTGTTTATACCAGTCCTCCATATTTTGGCTTCCTTTATTTGCATTACAACTTCTACAAGCCGGTACT